AAAATGGTTTTGGAATGCTCGCAAAGACCAGGACGGTAAAATAGTCGCACGATATAAAACCTATTACTGTGAATCTCCGCTTCCCGCTAAAGGGACGAAGATCGATGGTTTTGGAGAACCGAGTTTTAACGAAATGTTTTGGAATCAGTAAACATAAACGACGATAAGATGAAACAATTTAAAAGTACTAAACGCGCAGAACGGAGAGGCCATTTAAAAACCGTATGGGATCAGGCATTACAGAAGTTTGTTTGGATGCGCCGAACCACTAATGGAAAGTGGGTTTTGTATTAAGACAGCCCGGAAAGACGGGCAACTGGACAGGCAGCCACCGGGGACGCCCGGATAAGTGGCAGGCAATGATGCGGGGAGTGCGCCCTTGAGATGTACAGCAAGACAGGGCCAACACAAACGAAGCCGACAGATACCCTTTCTCGCGGGTAAGATTCAAAGCTGTCGCCGGGGCAGAACCGGCCCTGTCCGCAAAGGAGACCCTAATCTCCCTCAAACCTCAAAAATTGTAGTTATGGAATCAGAAAACAAACTTACCGTGATCGAGGACAACAGTATGTTGGTCTTCGGGTCGCAAAACAACTTCGAGAACGCCCAAAGGATGGCAAAAGCCCTTTGCAGTTCAACAATCGTCCCGGTGATGTACCAGGGAGAAAAGAACCTTCCCAACTGCATTGTCGCCCTTGAGATGGCTAACCGTATCAAGATGTCCCCCCTGATGGTTATGCAGAACCTTTATATCGTACATGGCAATCCGGGTTGGTCGTCCAAATTCCTGATTGCGGCACTAAACGTCAGCGGTCGTTTTTCTCCGATCCGCTACGAGTGGCGCGGAACCGAAGGACAGGACGATTGGGGATGCCGGGCGTGGGCTTATGACAAATCGGGCGAAAAGCTAGAAGGCGCTTGGGTGGACATCAATATGGCCAAGAAAGAGGGTTGGTATTCCAAAAACGGTTCGAAATGGCAGACGATTCCCCAACTGATGCTTCAATATCGCGCCGGGGCATTCTTCGCCCGAACTTACGCTCCTGAGATCGGAATGGGCATGCAGACCGCTGAAGAACTCTACGACGCACGGCCTATCCCGGTAGAAGCAAGGGTTATTCCCAATGAGATCGATCCTGAAACGATTTCCACCGAGCAAGAGGCCAAAGACGCGCTTTTAAGGGGTCATATCGACAAAGCCAAGTACGACGAATTACTCAGCAAGGCCCTGGGAAGAAAAGACGAACCGGAGGAAAAGAGCTTTGCCGAGCAGCAGATCGCAAACAACGCTTTCGGTTTGAAAGATATAGCCAAAGAGCATGGAACAGCTACAGAGAACTCCTGAATGGTATTCGGGCAGATTGGAAATGTTTACGAGCTCGGAGCTGGACGATCTCCTCTCCGAGCCCAAAAGTAAAGCCAACAAGGAAGCCGGCAAACTTTCCGAATCGAGTAAGGATTACGTTTACGACAAAGTATCCGAGCAGATCACCAACGGAACAATCCTCGATTACAAGGAACTCAACAACAAAGAGGTCAAATGGGGGCAGCAGTATGAAGACGAGGCCCGAATGCAGTATGAAGCCAGAACGGGTAATAAAGTCGATTTGTGCGGCTTCATACGCTATAACGAATATTTCGGCGGTTCCCCGGATGGATTGGTAGGTGAAGATGGAATCATTGAGATCAAGTGTCCTTACAGCGGGAAAAATTATGTAGAGTACCTCCTATTGGAAACGCAGGAGGATTTGAAGAAACTGAACCGGAAATATTACACCCAGATTCAGGGGAACCTGATTGTGACAAGTCGAAAATGGTGTGATTTCATAGCATACGATCCTCGGGTTCAGAATCCGGATTTGGCCCTTAAAATACTTCGGGTAGAACGGGATGAGCCTTTCATCGATTTTTGCCTGAAACAGCTTAAAAAGGCCAATAAGTACAAAGAAGAGATCAAAAGTAAACTTTTAAAAATGATCGCATGATGGATGATATTCTGGTGGAGTGCAATGGGGAGTTACTGCCTGAAACAATGGCTGGCAGGCTCGAACCGCTTTGCAGGGAAGCCCACGATATACAGCAGTATCTCAACGCCCCTTATTCCGGTGAAATCAATGTATTGCTCGACCGGCTATCCACTCTCAACGTCTACATGGCCCGATCCGGTGAGATGCTTGCCGAGGCTGTTTTCTTACAGGAGGAAGCCATCAATAGGGCTTTCGAGGAAAACAAAGATCGAATCGATTGCATGGCGGCCACGGTAGCCAACAAGTACCTGACGAGTTGCTGCCGGCATGAAAACAGGTTAGTCAAGTGGTTGGACCGGATCAACGCCACCTGCAAGCATCAGTCCGACAACTTGAGGACGCAGATCAGTTTTGCAAAAGAACAGTTCATTCTGGAAAACCGGGTTAAATGATGAATTACAAGGCCAAATTAGACCGAATTTTCAGCGAATATGTCCGACTGAGGGATTCCGACAGCAACGGTTACGGACGCTGTATTTCGTGCGGAAAAGTAGTTTTCTGGAAGGATGCGGATGCAGGTCATTATGTCAACCGGAAACACATGAGCCTGCGGTTCGATGAAAAGAACGTGAATCTACAATGTAGGAGTTGTAATAGGCTCGACGAAGGTAATATGATCGGATATAATCACGGTCTTATCGAGAAGTACGGGGATAAGGTTATTTCCTATTTGGACATCAAAAGACACAACATCAGTAAAATCGGGCCGACCGAATATGCGGTGCTTATAAAGCACTATCAGCAGGAGGTTAAAAGGCTTAAAGAGCAAAAAGGATTGTAAGAAATACAAGTAATGGCAAAACGATTTACAGATACCGATTTGTGGGACAAAGAGTGGTTTATGTCTCTCTCTTGTAAGCATAAATGCTTTGTCCGGTTCATCTTCGATAAATGCGACCAAGCGGGTGTTTGGTCGGCCAATTGGGCGCTTGCGTCAGCTTACATAGGCGATCGGGTCACCCATGATGATTTGTCGGCATTGTCGGGAAGAATTGAGCAAATCGGCGCAAACAAATATTTCATTCCGGACTTTATAGAATTTCAATACGGGCAATTGACGGAATCGTGCCGGCCTCATAAAAAAATCATCTCACTTCTTCAAAAACACGGTTTATATGAAAGGGTATTGAAAGGGTATCCAAAGGGTATTGATACCCTTGAAGAAAAAGACACATACAAGGAAGAAGAAAAAGAAGAAGGGGGTATGGGGGAAACACAACCACCATCCGAAGGCTCGGATTTCACCTCAGAGCTCTCAATCGTTCAACAAGAATTGCAAACGCAGACAATCTGGTTGGATCAGGTAGCTATGCAGCGTGGATTGAAAAACACACAGGAGGCTCGAATGTGGCTTGAGAAATTCTTCGGGGAACTTCGCATCCGAGGAGACACGGTAAAATCCCTACATGACACGAAAAGCCACTTTGTGAGCTGGCTAAAGATTCAACTGGACAAACAAAAACCTCAGAAAAATGGAAAATATATCCCAACACGCATCTCAGGATCGGATTTCGATTGACGGGATTATCAAGTCCCTTCAAATTCAACGTGAGGAAAAATACCGCGCTGCCATCCGCAAGAGAATCGTTTTGGACTATTCCCCGGCAGATTTCACCAGATTGATGAAAGCTTTTGCGGAGCTCGTGATGTCCGAACGCGGGGAGTATTCCGAGTTCACGATAGACTGCAGTAACGAGCCGGTCATACTCGAACTCTACAAATACTCGACAATGGATAAATCTTTCTCTGGAAATTTATTCCTCGGAGTTGCCCTGATCGGGAGCTATGGTTGTGGAAAATCCCTGATAATGGACGCTTATTCAAGGTTGGTCAATCAGTTCGTCCAGTCGAAAGGATTGCAGGTTTGCCCGGTTCTGTTTAAAACAAGCATGGAGTTGTACAACCTTGCCAAATCAGGTATCACAAGCCAAATGCTTCATACTCCGCTCGTGATTGACGAGATAGGCCGGGAGCCCAAAGTCGCCAAAGACTACGGCAATGAATCAACCCCGATGATCGATCTTCTCTTTGAGCGTCACCGCAAAGGAACCATAACCC